GTTGAGGGGCGTTTTCATTCCCCTCGCGGATGTTCGGTCATCAACCTATACAGACTTTAGCAGGCATCCTGTATTCGCCTTAAAACTATGAAGCGTTTTGAAGTTTTTCCTCTTCCCACTCCAAGTCATCAAGTTCATACTCAAAATCATCTTTCTTATTTTCAGCATCCCTTTTCATGTCTTCAAATGGTTCTACCAAATTGTACATGGCAGATTCCAGATTGTTAACTGCCTCACGAACTTCGTCAATTTTCCATTCAAGTTCTTTTTTCAGTTCTTGACTTTTTTCGAGACTTAACTTCTGTCCCAATGTATCGGCAATCCCTTCAACAGCAAGATAAATGTTACTAGGAACATCATTGTACTTAATAACTTTTGTTTCGTCATTCACATTGCGAACAGCAGAATCAATGTTATCTACAATTTCTTCCCATTTTTCTATCTGGGTTTTGAGATAACCCTTTTCAGCAATTATGTCACCTTCCATTTTCATACTCTCTCCTATATCAAATACTGTGGGCCAGTCCATTTTACCCAACCAGTTCCTTTGCCTTCCAACATCTCAAAGACATTGCCTCTAGGTTTGTTCCTAGCGGGGGCAGCCCAACCAGCGGGTTTCAAAATGTCACCCTTTTGGAATAATTTATCGGTTTCAGTCTTGACGATGAAACCCCAAACAGACCTATCAGAAATGATTTTGATGTATTTCTGACCTTCTTTGACCTCTATTTTAGAGGCGAATTCAGCGACCCTTTCTTCGTCCCTTTCTTCGTCTGAATAAGCAGACCTAGATGTCCAGTTTTGATAGTCATTCACTATCAATTCTTTTAGGTTTTCAATTTCTTTTTGCATATTTTCTCTCACTTCTCTAATTTATATGATCATGATCTCATATTTTGACCCAAATGTCAAGGGCTAAAGCGAAAAAAAGTGAAATTAAATCCCTAGTTAAATCAACAACTTACTTAAAATCTTGCTCTGGGTGAATTTAAAAACTGGTTTACCCTGTTCACAGCCTCCCCTTTTTGCATCCTTTGACACTCTTTTGTTCCACCTATAGTTTCGCAGTATATGAGAGTATCATCTGTATTATTCTTAAATGTGGGTCTTCCACCCTGTCCACCGCTAGCACATCCCGCCAGCAAAATAATCGTTGCGAGTCCAACCGCAATTTTCACTAGTTTTATTCTCCTTATATCTAGGGGTTATTGTTTACTGAATGCCTTACCAGCTTCTGCAATCCCGAAAGCACCCAATGTGACTACCACAAATGAAGTGTAAATTGTATCAGATATTACTATATCTTTTCCCCAAAATCCTGTTACTAGGTCAACAATACCAAACGCGAGCATCATGATAAATGATGCAAATCCTATGATGGATTTCTCGTTGATATCGTTCTCGTCCCTAAACAAAGCACCAAATGAAAATTTTGTACTTGGTGTAGCGGCTTTGGTTGTCATCTTCAATTCTTTTGTGATTTTTTCCATCTCCCTAATCTTGTCTTGCGCTTCGTCAAGTTTCAAAATTAAGTCGGTGTATCTATCTAAATCGACATCAACCTTATTAGTTCCTGTGTCAATTGTTTCCTTTGCCATTGTCAGATTTCTCCTCTATATTTTCTTCATCATCTGACATAACAGTTCTATAATACACAATCACTTCTTTAGTTTCTTTCACGAATCGTTTAATCTCTTGCAGATTATACGCCATGAGCTCATAGTCTGGAACAGACATGGCCACAAAGACCATCTTTCCAGATTCCTTTTCAATCTTAGTAAGAAATTCGTCTAAATTTTTATCGGATACGACATACCACTTAGGTTCTTTCATGTCGATTGGTCGGGGGTACACAGGATGCTGTATAGGTATACGCACCTCTACGGTTTTGATTTCTACCTCACGCGGTTGTTTTGGTATTAAAGAACAACCACTAATTATCAGCATCAAACTCAAAACTGGAATCAGTTTCGAGGCTGTCAAATACTTCTTTTGTTGCATTATTCACCCTTGGTTCAATTAGGCCTGGTTTAGCAGCTGCAAGTTTACTAAGATTATGTCTGCGAAAAATATCAAGATACCTTGTCATTTCTGCTTCAATCTCAGCATTCTTAGAAGTCAACTCACCAAGCGCTTTAGCTTGTGTTTCGTATTGTTTAGACATCTTATCAATGGTTTCATTTTGTGTAGCAACTTGTAATTCCATTGCCATATTATATTCACGAAGCTCGATGAGTTCTGCCTGAGTATTTGTGTAATACAAGTACCCGACAAGTCCACCAGCTAAAATGACACCAAATAATACTTTACTAATCATACGCCTATTTATACTTTTATTTCGCTCAAGTTCATACGAGAACCGAAATTACCTTTATCAAATACTGGTTGGTCATCTTCCTGTCCAGAATCTACCAGATTTTGTTGAGCATCATCCAAATCAAACAATCTCATCTTCGCCCTGTCAACACCAATCATAAATCTTTTGTTTCTTGTGGGGTCACTATATCTGTTCTTCAACTGTTTGACCATCATATGACCTTGTTGTTCTAGTTCTTCTGTACTGATAAGGGCAAACATCAAATCAGCGGTTGCAGGCAATCCGAAACTCTCTGAAGTATCTGTCAAGTCCACATCACTATTGTTGAACCCACCTCGCGTGGTCTGTGTTGCGGATACTACTGGTAAATCATACTCTACTGCCAGTCCCCTTAGTTCCTCAGCGATTGCCTTGACTATGGTATATGAGTTTGCACCAGCATTATTTCTGAGTCTTTGACTTACACAAATGTTTAGATAGTCGATAAAGATTATGTCTGGATAGAAATTTTGTTTGAGTTTCAACTCTTCAAGAAGTGCTCGAAAATGTCCAGCATGAGCAGTTGCAGTTGGATATTCTTTGACAATTAATCTACCGTCAACTTTGTTTTGAATTTTCCGAATACGGTCTGTGTACATAGACTTGGATAAGTCTCTCAAATCTTGCATAGAAACATCCATCATGTTCGCATCAATTCTCTCAGCAATTCTTTCTTCTGCCATTTCCAATGTTATATACAAAACATTCTTACCTTGGGCAATCATGGATGCAGCTACATGACACATGAAAAGAGATTTACCCACACCTGTACCAGCAAGAGCAATGTTGAGTGTCTTGTTTATCAATCCACCTTCAGTAATCTTGTTGAAATACTCTAGGTCAAATGGCAACTTCTCTTCGTGTCTATGATAGAAATCAAATCGTTGTTCAGCATCACCCACATAATCGTGACCAATGTTATTATCAAACCCAACACTAAGAGCATCGGATAATATAGAAGGCAAAGCATCTACTGAATGTGTTTTATCCTGTCCATCGATAATCTGAATTGACTGCATGATGGCATTGTAGACTGCTTTATCCTTACAAAACTTTTCTGTCTGGTCAATCAACCATCGTTGGTCTTCATCGGTTTGACTAAGACCGTTGATAAGTTCCTCACATTTTACATAAAGGTCTTCAGTAATTTTTCTGTTATCTTGTAAGGCAATTTTTATTGCACTAATGGCTGGTGGGGAATTATATGCCGTGACATAATCACGCACACATTTAAATACCTCACGATACTCAGCATCTAGAAAATAAGATGCCTTTAAGTGTGCAATTGATTGTCTGACATACTCTTCGTTATGTATCAGATTCGATAATATTGTCTGTTCTAATCTCATTATAAAAATCTTCCTTCACAATTTCGATACACTCTTCGCAGAGATATGCTTCTCCAGAATCATGTCGAAAACAAATACAAGCATCGTTCTCTAGGTCGATACTCTTCTCACACCTATCACACTTCGGAGTAGGCATCCTTAATATCCTCTTCACTCACTTCAGACTTCATTATAGCATCTGCTGACATCAAATATCTATCTTCAATCCATTGTATAAATGTTTTGTCTGAGAGTATCGGTATCCAGAAATCTTTTGTGTATGTATCTTTAAGTCTGACCTTCTTTGAATCATCTTCGCCAGATTTCGCATACCATCCGTTTGATGGCTTGACCACATGCCCAGATTCAAGAGCCATATCAATAAGACCAGACCACTTGCTGATACCGCCCTCCCATGTAACCTCGATGGGGATTCTGGATTTCTCGCGTACAAATCTGGACTTCTCGACATTGATAATAAAGTTGTATCCTACAACATCCTTCCCTTGTTTCTCTTGTTGTCTACCTATGATAAAGATATTGTCGGCACTATAATACACACCAGTTCCCCCAGACACTACATCTTTTGGGAACAAACCGATTTCTTTGTATGTGTGGTTTACAACCACCGCTGGAATATCTTTGATTGTTAGGTGAGGAGTCACCATACGAAACAGGGATTTCAT